TATGCTATCAAAACTGACAGAATCAGGTCATGTTAAAGGCTTGGGTGACGTGGTTATTGAAATGGGTTCAGACCGCGCTGACAAAATCACCACCATGTTTGATGATTTTTTTAATCCTGCTAAACGGGCTAAATCATTTCGTGAATGTTATGTCGAAGTCACAGGCGATACAGGGGTGACGGGTCTGATTCAAAACTGTAATGAACAGCGTTTGCGTGAAGCGTTGGGGAGTGATGCCCATTTCCGTGAAGCGATTTCAGCGGCTACCTTTGGCAATATTTTGGGTAACTCGATTACACGGGCAATGGTGCGTGATTATGCCGCGCTGGAAAATTATAACGATTTTCAGGATTTAGTCGATGTTGTTCCTATCTCTAACTTTCGCACGCAAGAACGCACTCGTATGGGTGGTTATGGCAACCTGCCTGCTGTGGCTGAAAACGGTGCTTATAACGCGCTCACGTCGCCCAGTGATGAAAAAGCGACTTACGCCATCACTAAACGCGGTGGTAAAGAAACCATCAGTCTTGAAACCATTGCTAATGATGATGTGGGTGCGATTCGTAAAGTCCCACAACGGTTGGCAGTGGCGGCAAAACGCACCTTGTATGAGTTCGTGATGGATTTTATTGCCACTAATCCGACTCTGTATGACGCGGTGACGTTGTTTAATGCTATCCATGGCAATTTAGGCACGGCAGCACTCAGTGCAGCGGCTTTTTCAGCAGCGCGGTTAGCCGTTAAGAAACAAGTAGAATTGAACAGTGCTAAAAAACTAGGTTTGGTATTGCGTCATTTGTATGTTCCTGCGGAATTGGAAGAAACCGCGTTTGATTTGTTTGTTCGTAACACCAATTTAGACGAATCGTTTGTGCAGTCACGGAAACCCAAAGTCCACGTTGTTGATTATTGGTCTGATACTAATAACTGGTATGCCACCGCTGACAAGATGGAAATACCGCTGATTGAGTTGGGTTTTTATAACGGCACGGAAGAGCCTGAGCTGTTTGTTCAAGATTTACCTACTCAGGGTAGTTTGTTTAGCAATGACCAAATTATTTACAAAATCCGTCACATCTATGGCGGTGCGGTGATTGACTTCAGAGGCTTTTACGCTGGGATTGTTCCTTAATAACGTAAGCATGACTGCCAGTCCTTAAAGGACTGGCAGTCATTAAGCTGCCTATGCGGCAGTAAACAAGGTGCTTAGTTAAATAAGACTAAACACCTCAATAGTTTAAGTAACTTTGTGAATTTTTACCAAAAATTATATGTTAAGCGATTATCAAGCATTACTGACGGGGCTAGTGCGTGATGACAACAATGTCATTACGACAACGGATATTGACAAGGCGATTCAATTGGCAGTGGTGCGTTATTCAACTGATTTTCCGCTGTTAAAAGTAACGGATTTAGCCAGCAATGGTACATCGAATCTGCCAGTACCAACAGATTGGGTAGCAGAGTTTAGTTCCATTGTCAGCATTGAATATCCACTAGGTGGTTTTCCGCCTCATGTGATGGATGCTGAACGCTATTGTTTGTATCAACAGCCTTCTGGGTTAAGCGTATTGTTTGTGTTTATTCCTACTGATGCGGTGCGCTTAACCTACACCTTGCCGCATACCGTCACTACGCTAATTGATACGATTAATCTGTATCACCAAGAGGCGGTAACGTGTTGGGCAGCGGCGTGGTGTTGCGATCAACTGGCTTCTTATTATGCCAGTGCCAGTGATAGCACCATCCAAGCTGACCATATTCAACGTAATAGTCAATCAGCGGATTATGCCCGCTTAGCTAAAAACTATCGGACGCGGTATTTCAGTGTGTTAGGAATTAAGGAAAATAAGCTGGTTGCCGCGTCTGCGGTGGTGGATTTAGATTTGCAAAACAGCCGTGGACAGGACCGTTTTATACACTCTAATCGAAATAGATAATTTTTACTCTAGTAGAGACGCGATTAATCGCGTCTCTGCGTATTTACTCCATGCTACTGAGGTGAATTATGCAGTCTGTAGGTTGGGTTGCGTTTTTTGCAACCCAACATCATGCGATAAATGTTGGGTTGGAAAAGCACCAACCCAACCTACGGTGTTTATGCGTTTTGACTCCTGTGAGGTGATTTGTGCATCAAAAAATACGCGATTGGATTATGAGTCAACTTAATACAGTGTCTGGCATTGGTACGGTGCATTCTTATCAACGCTATGCCGACCGTGAAAAGCAGTTAGCGGATTTATATCAAAATAACGGGCGATTACATGGTTGGTTTATACGCCGTGTATCAGTGGTTGAAAAGGTGTTTGGTACAGGCGATAACATCGAGCAATCAATATGGTTAATACGCGGTTATCTGGCGATTAATGATGTGTCTGCCTCTGAGCTGGAGTTTGATGCCTTGTTAGATAGTATCAGAGCGGTATTCAGAGTGGATGCGGGGGATCCTTGGCAGGCGATTAATGTCAGTGGTGATTACGTTAGCACTTTATATACGGATCAACCCAGTAAGGAGCAAATCGGTTTTTCTGTGCTGGATAGTCAGCCTGTGCTGTTCTCTGGGGTGTTGTGCCACAGTGCGGAGTGTCAGTTGATTACTAACCGCGTATTACATAACCCGCCTTATTAAGTACAAGGGGGAATGATGGTTGATATTTTCTCGTTTTTTGTTTTTTGGTTTGTTATAGCGGTATTGGTTGTATTGCTGGCAGCGTGGATAAGTATTCGCCGATCGCAGTATTTGGATAAGAAAAAAAAGAAGCATTTTGGGTAGAGACGCGATTTATTACGTCTCACACATAAAGACGCGATAAATCGCGTCTCTACAGTATGTATTTTTTGAGTGAGGATTTTATGAAATTACAAACACCAGAAGGTTTTACAGGAGATGTGCATTTGCATGGTAGATCGTTTGTAGTCGATGACAAGGGGCAGGTAGATATTGAACCTGAATTTATCGGTAGTCAGTTATGGGCGCATGGTTTTACCGTTGCACCATTGCCTGAAACCAAAACCAAACCCGCTACGGTAGCGGCTGAAAAAGGTAATGTGTAATGAGTTCAAAAGAGTTTATTTTGTTCGGTTCTGGGGAAGCAATTTTTATCCCTAAACGCGATGCGGACGGCAATGCGATTGCTGTCCCTACGCCTGTGTCGCTGTCTTCGTGTATTGATATTGGTATTGAAAAGAAAGGCGATGCCAAAAAACATGAAGGCAAGTTTCAATATTCAATTGCCTCGGCAATTGCAAAGCGGTCTATTGAGGTGTCTTTAACCTGTAATGTGCATTCTGCCAAGTCTTTAACACTTTCTACCAATGAAAGTGTATTGGGCAGTTTTGACGCGCTTTATTCACCCAAAACAGCAACGCTGATTCCTGCCACGCCGTTTACCATCACCGCAACACCACCTGGTACTGGTGTATTTAAAACCAATATGGGCGTGTTATCTGATACGGGTGAAGCGTTAACCCGTGTGGCTTCTGCCCCGACTACTGGACAGTATTCTTTGGTGGATGCAACGGGGGTTTATACCTTTGCAGCGGCTGATGTGGGTAAAGCGGTGTATATCAAATATACCTATAGCACGTCTTCGGGGGGTAGTTCAGTGGCTGAATATAATCGTATGCAGGGTGAAGCCCCTGAGTATTCGCTTATTCTGACTTCTGGTACTTATCGCGGCGTGTCGGTGATGTTTGATGCGCCGATTGTGACTATTAAAGATACCTCACAGCCGTTTAAGAATGGCGATTATATGGCGCAGAAAATCACCGTTGATGTGCTGGCGAATCCTGTTACTGGTTTGGTGTTTACCTCAAATATTCCGTTGTAACAACCAGTAGAGCTGCGAGGTTTTAAAAAACTCGCAGGTTTACCTTAAATAGAAACACCCCCACGGTGTAGGGGCGGGTTCTAAACCCGCCCTTGGTAAATGTAGTAGTAGGTCGGGTTAGGCTTGCCGTAACCCGACATTAATCTATAGCATTGTCGGGTTACGCTATCGCTAACCCGACCTACTACTGGTGTTAAAACGATAAATGAGGTTTTGATATGCACACCTTGATTTTAGGCGGTAAGCCTCACGTCATTAATGAACCCGTGTTTAGGGATTTAAAAATCATTCTCGCCGCTTTGAATCGTCTTAATCATCCTGATGACTCCGATTTTAATTTAATTGCTGATATTCAGTTGATCCTGCATAGCTTACTTGGAGAGTATCATGTAAAAAAATTCCGCCGCTTTAGTTGGGAAGCGTGGAAAATCCCAACACCAAGCCCTGAGGAACTAACCGCGATGATCGAGGCAATTCCTGAGATTTGTGGCCTGCAAAAATCAGCCTCGTCAAACGATTCAAATTCAAAACAAACTGATGACTGGGATGCCATTTATTGGCGAGTTATTCGGGTATCTGGCTGGACGTGGCAACAAGTCGATGAACAAATGACTATCAGCCGTTTAAACAGCCTGTCAGAATCTTTGAATGTCACGCCCTCTGCGGATTCCATGATTGCTACTTATCTGGGTTATGAGTACAAAAAACCAGAAAGCCTTGAAGACAAGATTGATGCGTGGTTAGCGTTAAATCCCACCCAGCATTAACGCTATTTATACTAAACGAGTTTTTTATGTCGGATAACAAAATAAGCATCATTATTAGTGCTAAAACGGATGAGTTAAAAGCAGGGATTGATAATGCTAAAAATTATTTAAGTGGGTTAAAGGATAAAGCGGTTGAGTCGCTGGGTAATCCACTGATCGCCGCGCCGCTGATTGCCTCGGTTAAGTTAGCTCAGCAATCTTATATCGCATTAACAGCCGCTGGTACGGGTGCATTGCGGGCGATTGGTTCGGCAGGGTCTGAGGCGGTGCTTAAAATGCGTGACCTTAATCAGGATATTGAGGGTTTGCGTGGCAGTTTTACCCGTTTTGGTTTAGCGGTAGCAGCGGCTGGTGTTAGTGCGTGGCGGGGTGTTGAGTTTCAAAACCAATTTTCAGATGTCAAAAAAGTCGTTAATGGCACAACGGATGAGGTCAATGGATTAGCCGATTCCTTAAAAAAGCTGTCAACGGAAATATCAGTACCTTTAGAGCAGCTTACTAAGGTAGCGGTGTTTGGTGGTCAAATGGGTTTACCTATTGGTGAGATTGCTAATTTCACTGAGCTGGTATCAAAAATGGCAGTGGCGTTTGATATAGTGCCAGAAGAAGCCGCTAAATCATTAGGTAATCTACGCAATATTTATCAACTCTCAATGGCTGATCTGGGAAAGTTTGGTGACCAGATCAATACCGTTGCTGACAGCGCAAATACCTCAGAAAAAGACATTTTAAACGTCTTAAACCGTGCGGGTGGGTCTGCACAAAACTTCGGTTTATTGCGTGGTGAAACCGTTGCTTTATCAGCGGCGTTTTTAGCAATGGGTAGACAGCCAGAGGTTGTCGGTACATCGATGCAGAATTTTTTAATGTCGCTGCAAAATGCCCCTAGTCAAGCAAAACCCTTTTTAGAGGCGTTGGATTTGATGGGCATGGATGCCAATAAATTGGCTAATGATATTCAGGCAAATCCATCCGCTGCCTTAGATGGTTTTTTAGCCAAAATTAAAACCTTTGATACCAAAGGACGTGGGCAAATTCTAACGGGTTTATTTGGTAAAGGTGAAGATACGGCTGCTATTGGCGATTTGATTAACTCTTTAGATGAATATCACCGTTTAGCAGGGCTGGCAAGCAAGGATGAAATCTTTACAGGTAGTATGTCGGCTACCTTTGCTGAGCGTGAAAGAACCGTTAGCGCAGCAATACAGCGACTAAAAAGTGCGTTTGATGTGTTTGCTATTACCACCTCGGCAATATTTTTACCCGCGATTACTTTTGTTATCGATGGGCTAAAAAGTTTAACAGTCGCTATCACTAGCATTAGTGCGCATTCGCCTAATTTGGCTGGCTTTATTCGGATAGCGGCAATTATTGCTCCGCTAGGTGGCTTGTTTCGGTTAACGCATATCGCTATTACTACTTTAATGCCAGGGATTGCGGCGGCGTTTTCATCGGCTATGCGCATTATTGCAGCAGCGGCTGGTGGTAGTGTTTTTGCCGTGATGCGAGCGGGTTTTACAGGGATTGCAGGTGTCTTAACAACGACTTTTAGCGGTGCGATTAGTCGGGCAGTGTTAGCGGCGGGGGTTTTAACAGTTGGTTTTAATGGCTTGGTGTCGGTTTTAGGGACATTAGGGTCTGTCATCACGACTATTGCAACTAATCCTATTGCGATGTTATTGGCAGGATTAACGGCTATTGGTGTCAGGTTTGCTTTAGCGACTACTTTTGTTGGGCAGTTTTCAGCGGTGTTTGCTCCATTGGGTAGCGTATTACTGCGTTTAGTGGGCGGTCCTATCGGTCTGGTGATTTCAGGACTG